GGCTACGACCCTGGTTAGGTTGAGCGCCCTCCCAGAATAAGTCGGAGCCAGGGATGATGCGACCATTAGTGCCATCAAAGTAATCTAGTACTAAACCAGAGTTCTCAAATAGAGCTTCTTTAACCAATACGGTTCTAGAAGATGCACTTGCAGTCCATACAAAGCTTACGGATGCATAGGCAGCCGTTGCTGGGGCTATAGCGGAAACACTTAGACGCGAGTAGTTAGAGCTAGTAAATGTAATAGCTTGAGTGCTAGTAGATAACAAAGTCTTTGCTGAGTCATACCATAAGATGTTTACAGAACCACTGCCGCTAGTTTGAGTACCACCTTTAACATACAAGCTAAATGTGTATGCAGTGTTCTGATAAAGAATTTTCATGTATTGAGAATTAGTAGCAAAAGATTTAAGAGTTACTGCACCAGCTGCAGTAGAGGTAACTGTTGGAATATCAGAAACACGAGTCAAAGTTCCGTTAGTTACAGCCCAAGGTGCAAAGCTGCTTACGTTATAGAACGTTGGGTTAATAAGTTCGTTAATGCGGTTAGCTTTAAGGGTAATGTGAGATTGACGAGCTTCATCAAATGCCGTTGCAGAACTTGCCTGTTCAAATTGACAGTTGTCAAAGTAGTGGTGCTCATTAGATGCAGCGTTAGCAACGTTAGACACTGTAAGAACAGGTACCGCATAATAAGACTCTTGAACAATTTTAGTAGTAATAAGGAATCCAGAGCCATTAGCGCTGCCAATATCTGTCTTGTTTAAGGTGAACACGGTAGTTGTATCAGAGCCTTTACCACCGTTAATAACTGCAATTGAAATAACAGCCCCACCAAAAATGGTTACGTTAACTCTAGGAAGGATAGAAGGAAGTTTTCCAGATACATAAGTCAACGGTACGTTTGCGTAAGTACCGTCTGTGTATAGAGTTCCAGCTGTCGTGTTGTATGAATTAAAAGTGATATTACAAGGGGCTGTTGTTGACACACTCCCACGTGCAGAGAAAGAGCCTGCAACGTTAGACACGGAGTTACCCGTAGTTGTAGACATAAAGGTTCCCAAACGGTCGTACCAGCTAATTCCTGCAGTAAAAGTTCTAGAAGTTACGCTAGCTGCTGAGTACGCGCTAAATGTATATGGGTCTCCAGAAGTGACAGGGATGCCATAGACAACTGGGTTAGTTGAGCCGCAATTAACAGTTACAACAGCTGCGCTGGACCCAGCGTTTGCCAATGACAGATATCCATTTTGCTTGTTTGGATATAGAGCGGGAGCGGTTGATTCATTGCGAGCTGCTGGGTATGGGGTTACAACAGGGTAGCTTTGAGTGTCTGTATTAAATGCAGAAACTAATGCAATGTTAGGAGCCACAATATTTAAGTCAATACCAGTAGCGTCTGAGCCTGTAATAGCAATAGGAGTTATTGAATTAAACTTAGGAATTTTAAATCCACTAAGTGTTACGTAATCACCAACGGTATAGCCGTTGGTTCCTATGTTTAAGTGAAGAGTATTAGCATTCACAAAGTATGACGTAACCGTATCCACCTTAATGTGACGTAAGGTTCCACTATTATCAGTAGATGCCCAACGACCAAGGCCTTCTTCAAACGAAGAGTCGTTGTAATCAAGCATAATATTATGGCTTGTTTGAATGCCTTCCACCGCAGGGTTAATAGCTCCGTCTACTGGGGATGGGCATGACCACCCAGTAAATGCTTTAATGTATTCTCTAACACCCTGTGAAGAACCTTTTTCTTTTGACAGCTGCACAGAGTCACGTACCAATACACGAGAGTTCTGAAAACCAATTTCAGGTTCATACTTAATACCAAACTGGTTTAACAGTAGTGGGATTACAGTGTCTGACATCTGTTCAAAGTTATAACGTTGATAAATAGTGTTTGTTAAACCTCTAATATAATCAAATTGGTAGCCAAACAAAGATAAGAAAGACCTAAGGTCTTCGTTGTCCCCAGGACTAGACGCTACGTACGGAGTAGTTATCTTTGTAATGTTAGGCATCAAATCGTATAGGCGCTCGCCAGTGCCGTAATTTGGTACAGCAAATCCAATAACTCTTCCAGCTAATACCCAACTATCTTGAGTTGTCTCGTGTACAAATAAAGAATAGTAATAAAATTTTGGCTTATCTAATCCAATATTATCGTTATAAAAAAGTGTTGGGTTTGCTTTAAAGGTTGTAAATACGTTTGTTCCATCTGTAATGTTTACTGGGTAGCCGTACGGGCTTCGCATAACTTTTAACTCATCCCACTCACCAAGAGGTGATGCCCATTTAAGAGTAATCTGAAGATACCCAGAAGAAATAGCTGTAACTGGGGATGCGTCAAATGTTAATGGGTTATCGCTACCGTAGTAACTTAATGGAAAGCTGGGGGAGCTGTAGTAATCAAGACCGTAACGTGACATCTTATTCGATGCCTCCAGTCACAGTTAAGTCTAAAGCACCTAGCTGAGGAAGCTCATTAGTAGTACAGATGATGTCACGAACTGTAAGAGCAGTTACTGCTGCAAGACCTGTAACTACTGTGGTGTTGACATTAGTTGCAATACATACATAACTAAATGTATTCGATGCAGGTGTAGCTGTTACGACATAGGTTCCATTAAATGTAGTATCAACATTACTAATAAGAACAGTTTGCCCTACAGATAGGTTGTGAGTAGCTGATGTAGTAAGGGTTGCTACGTTGCTAGTAAGAATCTTATTGCTGATAGAAAACGTCTGCTCTTCGTCTGAACGAACCAGTTTGTAAACAGATGCTCTTGATACGCCTGGGACAGCGTTAACTGTTCCAAGCACGTCTTGAAGCGTAATGCGGTCATTAAAAGCTACGTTATCAAAAGCAAATAGTTCTTCAACTGCTGCTTGAACGTCGTTTGTAACTCTTGCTTTTACATACTGAGGAAGAACAACGCAGTCAAGCTTTATTTTTGCAGGTACATACTTTGGTGGTTGGAAAGTAAGGGTTGTTCCTGGCGGAGTTTTGTCTGAGAAAAATAGGTAAACTTTATCTACTAAGTTGTTAAAGACAGTAGAAGCTGTAAGTCCGTCAGACTGTAAACCAGAGTCTCCGTATGGTGCAATGTAGATAGTAATGCTGCTGTATACCTCGGCAACCGAAATAGCTTTAGCTACACCAGGAACCTGCACAGTAAGTGAAGAGTAATCTGCAAGGGATACAGCACGACTTAGGGCACGGATACTTTGTGGGGCATTAATGCGAATAGAGTCAGTAGATTCTGGGTCAGCGCCACCAGTTGCAGCTCCAGATATTGGACCAACGTTCTGATTAATAACAGTTAGTCCTACAGGGTATGTTCCAAGAATAAATTTAATTGTGTTAGCAGAAACGTTTCCAGCTACGCCACCGCCTACGCGGTAACTTGCAAAAATTTCAGCCCCGTTAGGTGGGATACGACCAGAGATACCGTCACCAAAAGTTATATAAGTAACATTATCTGCATCTGTTTCTGTAACAAAAACTGGGTCATACTCTTGATAGTCAATTAGGTAAGGAACTTGTGAGTAATTTACTCCAGCAACAGTTACAGTTACGCTTCCATTAATTACAGGGCTGTCAGGAAGTTCAAATCGTTGATTAGCAGAACCGTTAGACACGTCAATTTTTGTTGACGCTATAGTCTCACCTTGTAGAGCGTACACGGTAGCAGACCCGTTAACAGAATTAGCTTTTGCTGGCACGGTTACGGCAGTTATAGTTTCAAATATAATTTGAGTTCTTTGTCCGTTGTTTACAGTGCTAGTTGCTACCTGTGTTTTTGCAGGAACAGTGATGGGGTCAAGCGTTGAGTTTTGGAAAGTAAGAAGTACCGTAGACGCTGTTGCACCTGTTGGGAGGTAGCCTAGGATTTTTGCAATTTGAAGGACGCTGTTTCTTTGGCTGGCAGTAGACAAGAACGACTCATTAAGAGCGCGGTCAATGTAAAAGTTAAGCTCATCTCCTAAGTAAGAGAAGAGTTCAATCATTGTCATACCAAAGTCAGCAGGGTCGCGGTTAGTCCACTTAGGTGCAAAGTTTGGAATAAGGGCTATCAAATCTTCTCTGATAGCTTCATAGTCTCTAGAGGTATAATCTACCTGAGGCACGTAGTTATCTGCCATTTGATATCTCCTTTATAGTATCTCCTGCTCGTGTAAGCAGGCTTGTCTTTACGTTTACAGCTTCAATCTCATTGCCTTTACCTTTAGAGTAGTAAACGTCAAACTCTAAAACTTCATCAACAAGGCCTGCTTTTACAGACCTTAAATTTAAGTATGGGAACCAAGAAGCAAAGCATCCAGCTACCGCTTGATTAACAAGGCTTTCAGCTGCTGCTTGATTTTCAAATAAAGAATCATACACATTGCTACCAAAGTTAGGTCGCATAACTCTTTCTTGCAGTTGAGTCATTACAGCAAGAACTACGCGGTCCTGAATAATCTTTTTTAAATCTGTTGTATAAGCAATTTCCCCAGCTGCGTTAAAAGCGAAGGGTAGGGATATAGCGCGTTCTTCAGCCATCTATTTCAACTCCCATCCATACTGGATAATTAGGGTCTCCGCCTGTAAACATAACCCACACTTTTTGACCAACTCTAGGTACAAGTCTATGGGGTGTATGCTCAGGAGTCTGGTTTGTCTCCTGGTCATCATTCCATTTTTTGTCTTTATCAGCATCTGTTTCGTGCTCATGGTCAAGGCTTAGGCTGTTGCCTGTGTGGTTATTGGTGTGGGTTAAAGTCTGGGTAGCACTAAAAGAATGTGTATGACTTGGAGTTCCACCAGAGCCAGTTGTTCCAGATACAGAAACTGAGTGGTCTCCGTGTCCAAGTAAAAGGGCGGCTACCTCAGCAGCTAAGTGTTTCTTATGGTCAGGGTGGTTAGAGTTAGCAGTCACAGGCAGGCATGGACGAGCCCAGTCAGTAATCTCTTGCCCCATCACCTGAGGGACATGAAGCTTAATACGGCTATCGTTTACTGGGACGTCAACGTCAGCGCAGAAACCATGATAGATACCATATAA